GCAGCGTATATATATCCGTGATGATTTAGTAATCTCTTTAGAAGCGTTCTTTTGTCCTGTCATGCCATGTTTGTTATTCATCTTCCTCTTCCTCTTTCTCTTCGTCACCAAAATGTTCTCTACGTTCTTCGGGCGTTAAGCTATCTTCCCATGCCTGTCTGCGATCATTCTCAAGTTTAGATTTAGCCGCCCTGCGAGCATTATCAATAGCAGCTTGAGGGCTTGCCTCATAAGCTATGCTTTTTGCCTCAAGTTCTGCCTCGTATTCGAGAATCAATTCATCCATTGGTCTTGTGTTATCAATCATTATTTAACTCCCTTGACAAACTCAAGTTGATAAATAGCCTCTAACCCTTTAAGTTCTGATTTCCTAACTTTTACCCAGCATGATTGATCATTACCATTATCCAATACAGGCTTATAAAAAAACCACTTTGGCTCACTAAATCCTAACCCTTCAACTATTCTCTGACGTTGGTAGGTAATTGGATATTTAGTAATTTGTTCAGTGACAATATTTAAATCAATTTTCATAATATTCCCCAAGATTAACTGTCCAATTATTTGTAAATTCTTTTTGCCATTCTTCCGTAATTAACCACACTGATAAGTCATACGCTGCTTTCCAAGACTTTGCCCTATGCCATAAGTCGCATCTTAAATCTTCAACATCAACCCTTGCATCCTCGACTTCAAGCAACAACCCATCACAATAAATATCGCTAATATCATCAACCGAAAGCCAATTGTATTTATTCATTAGTGTGTGAGTCATTTTCTTATACGACTTACCCACCTTTGGAATGTAAAACGCTTTATCAGATAATAGATCATGCTTATTAAATTGATTGTCTACTATTTTAATTTGCTCAATAGTTAAAGGGTCAGTATGAAATTGATGATGGTTGTATCCATAACTGTGCATTAACTCATGTGCAAATAGTTGGGCAATGTCATGCAGTGAACATTCTTTGCTGATAGATAACCACATATCGGTTTGGTCAGAGTGAGTGCTGTGTTTTACATAACCCAAGCAAGCCTGACCACTATAGCTATTGCCCTTAGTCTTATTCATTACTTTTATTTGCAATGATTTCCAGTGTGATAGTCTACCTTCCTGTTTAGACATTAAAGTATGAATAAAGCAAAACAAAGTTTTTAGATTTTTAGAGTCATATAAAGATGTGTTAACTATTTTCATCATATTTCACTCGTTCATGTATTTTTGCAAAGGCAGTAGTTGTTCATCCATACATATATGAGCAACACTTTCACAATAAGATTTTACAAATTCTCTGACAGTCTCATCACTTTGCAAATCTTCAAGATAGAACTTAACCAACTTAGGATCAACTTCTATGGTGTAAGAAACTTTAACTTTCATGTGATGCTCCTTGGGGCCGTAGCCCCGTTTAGTTAATTAAAAGTTGTAATCGTAAAAGGCATAAGGTGCTTGAGTAAGCCCAAACCTAGAGCCGTTAGAAGTCCATGCTTCTGGATTGTTCTTTTTGCGTCTAATGCGAATAACTGGGTTATTAGGTTCACTTGCATAAGTTACTTTTTGATTGTGCTGATTTTCAGTGTGTGCAGAAAAGCCGCCAGCGTACTGATTCAAGTGCGATATGTCATGCTTAGTAGCCATTTGTCTAATTTCAATAGTCTTATCGCTAATAACTTTAACAATTTCATAAGCGTGTACATCACTGTAGCAATACTCTGAAACGTGGGTAAAAGTCTTAACTTCTTCTACTATGCGAAATTCTGAGTTAGCCTGTAAGTCAGCAACATGATCTATGCTTTCCTGATCATGGACATTAGCTAACTTACGAGTTAGATAAATATCCCAATTAGCTTTTTTCTTAGCCATTTTAGCTTCACATTCAGCACGATCAGTAGTTTCGTTTTGACGCGCCTTAGTCCATCCCCAAATACCCATACCATCTGGTGAGTTAAATACCTTTTCTTCAAAGTTATAATAAGTAGTAGTAATCATAATCTTGCTCCGTGGGGCCGTAGCCCCGGTTATCTGTTTGGTATGGCTCATCCTAACCCGTTAAGTCTTAACGTGTCAATAAGTAATGTACATTTATTTTTAATCTAAGGTAGAGGGGAGTAGATAAAGCCTTTAGTTTCACCGACAAGCCACCGACAACAGCCACCGACAAGGAAACGCTACAGACCCTATAAGCACTTGGTCTACAGGCTAGTTTAACTACGGGTCTTATTTACTGCGGTTACAAGGGAATAAGTGCCAGGATTTTTAAGTGACGTAATTAAAGCTAATAACCGCGTAGCAGTGCCTTAAAGTTTAAGGATATAAATTAGGGGTAGTGATTATGCCAAGCATTGATGATGGATATGGTAATGCAGCAACAACAAGAAACCGAAAGTCTACTCGCGGTGGTGGTGGCGGTGATGATAAGCGCCAGAAAAAACAAGGTGAGCAAGTACGTTTAGGCAATGCTAGGTACGATAAAGATGGAGCGTATGTTGTTATACGAAAGCCTAAGACAAAAACTAAATCTAAAGCAGTAACTACGCCATTAGCTTCAACTAACATTACTCAAACCCAAGGTGGTGTTCTTAGAGATGGTTTAGCGCCTGCTCCTAGTGTAGTCAACAGTTACAGCCAAGGTGACGGGCAAATGAGTCCAGCGTTGGCAGCTAGACAGAACAAAGCTAGTTCAAAAAAAGCGGCTACTAGCAACCCATCATCATTAGCCAAGCCTTTAAAAAGCGTAGCACCTACAAACTTAGCAGCCAGAAATTACGGCAAGTTTGACAATTCAACGTACCAAGCAAATGTTGAATCCAACAAAAACTCAAGTATGCCAAGTATGCTTTTGTCTGCAATTAAAAATGACAAATATCGTAATGATGAGGTTAGTTACAACCAAGCTTATTTTGCAGCTAGGTTAGCTGGAGGCGCTAGTCAAGCTGAATTAAAGTCTGAGCAAGATGCTATCGGAATGAAGAAAGCCTATAGCGGTGATCGAGTTATTACTCCAGATATGCAACGCAGGGCCAGTGATGATTTAAGTCGTGTCACTGGGTCTATGGCTGTGCTTGGCGCTACTGACGATCCTGCAATGACTGCCGAAAAGAAAGCTGATTTAACTAAATCTGGAATCATAGTTGGTGGCGTTTCAAAAACTGTAGGCGCTAAATACGGATTGTTTGGAGAGAGCCAAGACACAACTTACGACTACAAAGGTGGCCCGTCAATAGTCACTCGCGCTTATGATCCTAGCCTGTTTGGCCTTAGCTTAGGCGATAAAACATCAACAACTTTTGTGGATGGTGTTGCGGTAGCAAAAAAGACAAATGGTGATGGTTTAGGTAAGGGAGCAGTGGTGACTCCATCAACAGTTCCCGAAGGTATTAAAGACACCACCCCTGTCGTTCCTAACACCCCCCCTATTGTAGATCCAATGGGCATTGATGAGATCAACAAAGCAATTGCAGAAACAACAGATCCAGAAGAACTAAAATCACTTTATAAACGTAGGCTGTCGCTGATGCGAATGAATAGCACACGCACTAGGTTTGCTGGCTTACTAGATGATGCAGACACCAAAAAATCACAAATGAGTATTGTTTAAATGTATGAAGACAATGACGATAAAAGTAAAAATAAAGCCGTATCCCCTACTGTTTCCCCTATCGCCTTATTAAAAAGATACGACAAATTAAAATCAGATAGGTCGAATTGGGATCAACTGTGGGAAGAACTGGCTATTTATTTAATGCCTAGCAAAGCAGGCTTTATCTCTAAGAGCGTGAAAGGCACTAAAAGGGCCGCTGAGGTCTACGATTCTACAGCTATACACGCGTTACAGATACTATCAGCATCGCTTCATGGGTCGCTTACAAGCCCCTCAACCAAGTGGTTTGGGCTGCGCTTCCGTGAAGATCAACTCAACGAAGATAAAGAAGCAAAAGATTGGCTTGAGAAGTGCAGCAAAGGAATGTTTCAAGAGTTTAGCAAATCAAATTTCTCTACAGAAGTAGCCGAGGCTTATCAGGATATGGTGGGTTTTGGCACAGCCACTTTGCAATTTGACGTAAAAACAAAGGACGCAAACTTTGACGGCTTTAATTTCCGGGCGTGTCATTTAGCTGAGGTTGTTATTGCTGAGTCTGTGGAAGGTCGTATAGATACAGTATTCCGAAAGATTACATTATCAGCGCGGCAGGCTTATCAAAAGTTTGGCAAAGATTGCGGTGAAAAGGCAATGAAAGCTTTAGATACTGACCCGGACAAAGAGTTAGATTACATTCAAGCTGTTTTTCCGCGTGAGCTAAAGGGTGAGCCAGCAATGGTAGCGCCACCTAGCCAGCGTCCGTGGGCTTGTTATTTCATTAGTGTTGCTGACAAAAAGATATGCAAAGAGTCTGGCTATTATGAATTGCCGTTTATGGTTCCTCGCTGGTCAAAAACTACCGGGGACATTTACGGGTTCGGCCCCGGTGCGGTTGCTCGACCAGACATTAAGACGTTAAACGAAGCCCGTAAGCTTGCTATGAAAGCGTGGGAAAAGAGTATAGACCCACCACTCAAAGCCATGCAGAACGGCATTCTCGGCAAAATAGATATGCGTCCATCTACAGTAACTTATGTGCGTGATATGAATAACTTAGAACCGATAGTAAATGCGACCAACTGGAATGCAGACACCTTGATGCTTGGTGATGTTCGCGCGTCAGTCAGGCGCATTTTCTTTTCAGATCAACTAGAACTAAATGACGGGCCTCAAATGACGGCAACTGAGGTGCAAGTTCGCTATGAGCTAATGCAGCGTTTGCTTGGGCCTACACTTGGGCGACTACAATCCGAGTTCTTAAACCCTATTGTTGAACGTGCATTTTATGCAATGTTGCGTGGTAACGCTTTGCCACCAATGCCAGAAATCTTACAGGAAGTGGGAGGTGATCTTGATATTGAATACGTTGGGCCATTAGCGCGATCTCAAAAAATGGATGAAGTAACAGGCATTCAAAGAGCGATTGAAGGAATCATGCAACTGTCTCAAGTTAACCCGGAAGTGCTGGACATTGTTGATGTTGATAAAGCAGGCAGAACAATAGCAGACCGATTGGGAGCGCCAGCCGATATTTTGCTTGGTGACGAACAGGTAGGCGAGTTAAGGCAAATGCGACAGCAACAACAGCAACAACAGCAACAGTTAGATCAAGGGCAGCAAGAGTTATCCGGGGCTACTCAAGCTGCTGAATTGGAGCAAATGGTTAATGGATCAGTTTAGTAAAGACGTAAAGGAATTGTTTAATAGTAAAACAGGTGAGCGAATGCTTGCCAATATGGAATCGGCCTATGGTGATCGGATCTCGTTCAGCAAAGACCCTTGTGAAACTGCTTTTAGAGAGGGGCAGCGGAGTATATACCTAGAAATAAAAAATATAATGGAGAAAGAAAATGAGTGAAGAATCAATGGTAGAGGCTCCGGCAGAGTCGTGGCATTCGGGATTGTCTGATGAGTACAGGGGCAATGAATCCCTATCACAGATACCTGATTTAAATACGTTAGCTAAATCATACTTAGACGCGCAGCAATACGCTGGCGGTTCTATTCGTATTCCGGGAGAAGACGCAAGTACAGATGATTGGGCGGCATTTAACTCAAAGCTTACCGCTAAAGTTCCTACCTTGTTAAACCTACCAACAGACGAGGATGAAGCCCGGGCTGCTATGTATTCGCGTCTTGGAAGGCCAGAAAGCGCAGATGGATACCAAGTGGACGGGGCTGATCCTGATTTTCTATCGTGGGCGCATGACAACGGGTTATCTAACGCTCAAGTCAAAGCATGGCAAGAAAACACTCAAGAACAAGGCAAGAAGCTAGACGAAGACACTGATCAACAAATGCAAGAAGCTAATGATCTGCTTAAAAAAGAATGGGGCCATGCTTATGACGAGCGCCTATCTCAAGCAAAAAACGCAGTGCTTGCCTATGCTGATGCTGAAACTCAAAGCTTTTTATTAGAATCTGGCCTTGCTAACAATCCGAACATGATCAAGCTAATGGCTCAAATTGGGGCGACATTAACGGAGGATGAATCTGCCGGGCTTCAAAGTGGTAATCGTTTCACCCTGTCACCTAATGAGGCGCTAGATAGAATTAGCGAAGTCAGAAGGAACAGAGAACACCCTTATAACCTAGCAGGCCACCCTCAACATAATATGGAAGTAGAAAAAATGGAAAGTTTATATTCACAAGCTTATCCAGAAGCTTCTTAATTCCTAATAACCGCGTAGAAATCATTGAACATCTAATCCAACAGGGTAGCTAATTTTAGTCCTGATGGGTTGGATGGGCCGTTTCTCATCTCGTCAAAGCATACGTCATTGCCAGTTCAGAGTCCGTAAGGGTAGCTCAAAACGCCAATTTCAACTTGCCTATTTCGGAGAAGAATCATGGCTAATACAATTTCAAAAGCATTTGTTCAGCAGTTCCAAGATAACTTAATTCACCTAGCACAACAGAAGGGTTCACGCTTACGCTCTGCAATCAATGAGCAGTCAGTAACGGGCGAGAAATTTAACTTTGAACGCTTAGGTACTGTGGCAGCAATCGTGAAATCCTCACGCCACACCACCACACCAGTTCTTGAAGTACCACACTCTCGTCGTGTTGCCACAATGACAGATTATCATTGGGCTGATCTCATAGACGATGAGGATAAAGTTCGTATGTTGGTAACTCCTGAGTCGCATTATGCAAAATCAGGTGCTAACAGTATGGCTCGCGCTATAGACGACCTAATCATTGCCGCTGCAACGGGTAACGCTGTAGATGGTGCTGGCTCAAACGTAGCATTGCCTGCCGGGCAGAAAATTGCTCACGGATCGGCTGGTCTTACTGTAGCTAAATTGATCTCTGCTAAAGAAATCATGGACGGCAACGATCTTGATCCAGACGAAGAACGCTTCTTTGTGTTGGGTTCACAGCAAGTGTCTAATCTTTTAGCTACAACTCAGATTAGTTCAAGTGACTACAACAGTGTTAAGGCTTTAGTTCAAGGTGACATTGACACGTTTATGGGATTTAAATTCTTACGTTCAGAGCGTTTAAACCTAAATTCAACTCAGCGCAAATGTTTTGCATTTAGCAAATCTGCAATGGGCTTGGGTATTGGTAAAGACGTTTCAACTAAGATTGATTTACGTCCCGATAAGTCTTACGCCCATCAAGTGTACTTGTCATTTGTTGCTGGAGCTACACGCATTCAAGACGAATGTGTTGTGGAAGTTCTTTGCACAGAGACTTAATCTCTTAGCGCAATTAACCAAGGGGCTGAAATACGCCCCTTTTTTTTAATCAAGGAGTTCGTCATGGCTAGTGAAGTATCTATTTGTAATCGGGCCTTAGCCATGCTTGGTGCTAATACAATTACGTCATTAACTGACGGATCAACAGAATCAAATGTTTGTAACGCTGTCTACGCAGACGCAAGGGATGCTATTTTAAGAGCCTATCCTTGGTCTTGTGCTATTCAACGGGCAACCCTTGCTCAACTATCCACTGCCCCTGTATTTGGCTTTACAAAGGCTTATAGCCTACCTAACGATCCTCACTGCCTCGCTGTCTTAGATTTAAAAGAAGAATCTAAATACCGGGTTGAAGGACAAAATTTAATCTGTAACAGCGACACAGCAACCATTAAATACGTTGCACGAATTACTGATCCCGGTCAATTTGACCCGGCTCTTGTTTTTGCGCTTTCTTGTCGAATATCGGCAGAGATTGCCTATGCTTTAACTCAAAATAGATCGCTTGCAAACGATATGTGGGCTATGTCTGAAAAGGGCATTACTGACGCGGCTATGTATGATGGTGCGGAGGTTGGATCTGAGGACATTACTGCAACCCTTTTGGAGAATGTTCGCGCATGAGGCTATCCCCGATTATTAATAGTTTCTCAAGTGGGGAGCTATCACCTCGACTAATGGGTCGCACTGATTCACCTAAATATTCTAGTGGCTGTGAAGTCATGGAAAACTTTATTGCTTTGCCTCATGGCGGTGCAAAAAGGCGTGGTGGTACTGAG